GGGCAAAAGGCGAGTGCTGTCAAACGAAAACGAGCAGCCGGTAATCCTGGCGGTAAACCAACTAACGTAAAAACATTTGCATAATGAACTTAGAAAAAGATTTACAAAGATTAAAAAAAGAAAAAGCATTAAAAGAATCTGCTATTGCTCAACTTAGAAAAAGAAGTAAAGACTCTTTAGCTAGACCTAGAGCAGAGAAAAACATATTATCTACTAACCCTGAAATGCAAAAAATCTAATGAGAAAAAAAGAAAACCCTATTAGAAAAACTACTACAGGTAAGGGTGCTAATTATAGAAAAACAAAATCTGGAGCTGGAATGACAGCAAAAGGTGTAAGAGCTTACAGGGCAGCAAACCCTGGAAGTAAATTAAAAACAGCCGTGACTGGTAAAGTGAAGCCAGGATCAAAAGCTGCTAATCGTAGGAAGTCATACTGCGCAAGATCACTTGGACAATTAAAAAGGTCATCAGCAAAAACACGTAACGATCCTAACTCACGAATACGACAAGCACGGAGAAGATGGAAATGTTAAATGCAATTAGAAACGGTAATCAATAAAACTTTAAGATTCCTAGATTCAAAAATAGAATCATTATCAATATCTGTAACGTCCGGTGGTGTTGACAATATGGAAAATTACAAGTATATAATAGGACAAATCAATGCACTGGAATCAGTGCGTCAGGAAATCTCTAACCTGCTAAACGATAAGGAGCACAATGAAGGAACAGTCATCGATATTAACACCAAACAATGATCTTATTGGTGTAAAAAAATCAGAGAAAAAAGAAGAAGGAAAAATTCCTAAACCTACGGGTTGGAGAATAATGGTTTTACCTTTCAAGATGAAAGATAAAACTAAAGGTGGATTAGTATTAGCCGAAACTACTTTAGAAAAGCAACAAGTTGCTTCTCAATGTGGTTTGGTTTTAGCTATGGGCCCACAATGTTATAAGGATAAAGAGAGATATCCTGAAGGCCCGTGGTGCAAGGTCAATGATTGGGTAATGTTTGCACGTTACGCCGGATCACGGATCAAGATAGATGGTGGGGAAATTCGTCTGCTAAACGACGATGAAGTGTTAGCAACAATCGATAGTCCAGAGGACATCTTGCATGAGTTCTAAACATAGGAAGGAGTAACTATGCCAGAAGAAGAAAAAAAACTAGTACCTATTGATACATCAGGACCTGATGCAGAAGTAGATATTGAAGAAGAAAAAGATGAATCCGTTATTGAAACGGAATCTTCAAATGAAGGAACAGAACAAGGAACAGATAAAACATATGAAAATGAAAGAGAAACAAAGTTAGAAGAAGGCGGACAAGTACAAGAAGAAAAAGAAAAAAAGGATGATGAACAATTAGAAGACTATAGTAAAGGTGTTCAATCTCGTATTGCAAAACTTACTCGTAAAATGAGAGAAGCCGAGCGAAGAGAAAAAGCTGCTTTAGAATATGCTAAAGCTGTTGAAGCAAAAAGACAAACTGTTGAAACTAAATTTACAAAAGTAAATGAAGATTATGTAAAACAGTTTGAAACTAGAGTACAATCTGGTTTAGAATCTGCGCAGAAAGAACTTGCAACTGCAATTGAAAATTCAGATGCTGTTGCACAAATAGAAGCTCAGAAAAAAGTTGCTGCTTTATCAATTGATGAAGCTAGACTTAATGCTTTAAAAGAACAACAATCAATAAAAAAAGAAGAACCTGCACCTAAATTATCTGATGCAGATAATCTTCCAAGTAGCACACCAAGTAGCTTACCTTCTCCAGATCCTAGAGCTGAAGATTGGGCTAGTAATAACTCATGGTTTGGTAAAAACAGAGCTATGACATTTACAGCCTTTGAAATACACAAGGATTTAGTGGAAAGAGAAGGTTTTGATCCTCAAACTGATGAATATTATGCGGAAGTTGATAAAAGAATAAGACTTGAATTTCCTCAAAATTTTGATACAAAAGAATCACAAACGTCTAAACCGACGCAAAAAGTTGCTTCTGTCAATCGTTCTACAACTAGACAAGGCAGAAAAACTGTGAGACTCACTTCATCACAAGTAGCGATAGCTAAAAAATTAGGAGTGCCACTTGAAGAATACGCAAAACAAATAAAACTCACGGAAGGAGCGTAAAATGGAAAAAGATAAAAACACTTCTCGTGCGAATTCAACTAGGTCTAAAACTGAAAGACCAAAAGTTTGGGTTCCACCATCATCTCTAGATGCACCCCCTGCACCTGATGGATTCAGGTATAGATGGATAAGAGCTGAAGTCGTAGGCTTTCAGGACACTAAAAATATAACCGGAAGATTAAGAGAAGGTTATGAATTAGTGAGGGCTGAAGAAGTCGAAAACTCAGATGATTATCCGGTCCTCGATGAGGGCAAATACAAGGGAGTGATTGGGGTTGGTGGCCTTCTACTTGCGAAGGTACCTGAAGAGATCGCGCAGCAACGTCAACAATATATGTCTGATAGACATAAAGAACGTAACGAAGCCGTAAACAACGACCTTATGAGGGAGCAGGATCAGAGGATGCCTATCAACGTTGATAGACAATCTCGTGTAACCTTCGGTGGTACTAAAAAGTAATTTTTAAATCACTGAATTTTAATAAACCGTACTGGAGGCCCTTCGGGGCAGGTACATAAGGAGAAACAACTATGGCAAATAGAAACGAACAAGGTTTTGGTTTAGTTGCTGCAGGAACGCTAGGACAAACTCCAGCGACTTCTGGGCAAGGTAAATACAAAATCGATGCGGGTTATGCTACCACTTTATTTCATGGTGGTTGTGTTGCTTCTGCTGCTGGTTACATTGTTAATGGTCAAACTGCAGCTGCGCCTGTACTTGGTGTCTTAAACGGCATTTTTTACAATGCAGCAACTACGTTGAAACCAACTTTTGCAAACCATTACGTACAAGTAACACCGGCAAACTCGGAAGATATCGATGCATTTGTATTCGATAACCCTCAACAACAATATGTATGCGCAACTGATGATGCAGTAGCACAAGCAGGATATTTAGAGACGTATGACTTTAATACTTCTGCTGGTAGTACAACTACTGGTCAATCTACAGCAACTTTAAATATCGGAGTAACTGGAAATGATGATAAATCATGGAGATTACTAAGATCTGCTGAAGATCCTGAAAACGATGAAAATGCGGCTTTCAGATCTGTAGTAGTAGTTGCTAATCTAATTGAGCTACAATCGTAAAGCTAGAATAGGAGAACAA